TGATTGTTTGTCGGTGAGTGTGACATCTTGATTCAAAGATAGTACTTTATGACACCAGTCAGAGATGATGGGAGTAGTGGGATCTAAATCCAAATATCCGCGTGCACGATTGACTAGAGCGTGTGAATCAGGTAACATAGACGGGGCGAAGGAGATGTGTAGTTTCATCCAAGTGCGCATGGGATCTTGCATACTCCAATTGGTTTCCCATGGGTCTAAAAATATTCGACCAAGGAAACCAACTTGGTCGCCCCGATTGTGTTTGATAGTTTTAACACTAAAACCCATTTCAGTCCAAACAGATTGGATGCTTGCTTCAGAAGCAGTCGAAACTGAATCATCACCAGCATACGCACCCATATTCGCCCAAGCTTGTTGTCGAGTATGTCCGTCGCGTCGTAAAGCAGCATAATCACCTACGCCACTGATATCGGTATTAAAAGAGCTCGTCACTTTTGAGCCGCTTCCACGGCTTCCAGCTAGGGCGTAAGCAATTCCGTGTGTGGTTCTTCCTTTAGCCATTATCTCACTGTTGCACAATTTGTAGATCGTGTCACGATATTCCGGTTTAAAAGCTCGAGCCAATAGTCCACGTGTGAACTTTGCAATCGCGATGGATTGATATCCGTCAAAGCGAGATTGATCAGCTTCTACGAGCACTTCATGATTAGATGCAAGATAGCAAATGCGGTCAGCGACCTCAGTTGGAGGGCGACACGGCATGTACCAATCCTGTTCCATCATGATTTCAACAGTAAAACGGTCGATAAACGATCCCATTGTGAGTGTATGCGATGTTGAGAATTGTGAGATGTTTCGTGGATGAGTTACCTTACTGTAAGGCTCCCGTTTGCAAAAAGCTTTGACATATTGTTCGTCAGCCATAGAAGCCCAGGCGATACATTGTTCGTATTTAGCACGTTTCTTAGGGTCGCGCTGATTCGCGGCGACGTAATTGAGACCGTAAGGCTCAAGTGTGTGTGCTATATCGTCCGGGATAAGAAGTTTTGCAAACTCTTGCATGTAGTCCAAGATGTTTCCATTGAGAACTTTGTTGTTGTAGACGCAAAACAAACGGCCTTGAAGACACGCCAAATCATTGTTATAGCTGCCAGATGGTACGACAGCAGGATGAGCAACGATAGGGGGAGCGACATTACGGCCGTTAATTTTCGGGAGTGAATCGTCAGGGAGGAATCCGTCTTCAGGCCTCCCTATAGCCACATAGTTTGCAGGAGTGGCAATTGGTTGTGATCCGCCAGCTGGGAGATAAGCATGATCGTATATGAAGCTCGTTTTGATAACATTCATACAGTCCCAGAACACAGGCGCGATCTGTCCAGCATTTTCAACTTTTTCCGTCCGAAGAAAATGTGCGGTAGATATCATGTCCGGATGTTTAGCGGAAAAGTAGCGGATGAAGAGTCCTTCGAACATCGTAGCACTGAAAGTAACACTTGAATAGTGGCCCTCAATGCCCAAAGAAACGAACAACTCCCCACTGCCCGGTTTCGTGAATTCTAATCGGTTCACGCATGCTTGTAGTCCTTGTGTATCGTATCCTCGCGCATGCTGGAATTTAGCGCGTCCGATGCTACGTGTTGTCGCTTGTAGCATCCAGGAAACAGGTGCCCAGACCTTATACTCCGGTGTAATGAGTATAACACGTCGGTCCGGGGCAACATGACGGGATTCAATAGTGCAAACAGTGCTTCCATACCAATGATTGAAAAGCATAACGTCCGCGCTATAGTCCCAGAGTTGATGACAATACTCTGCGCCACCGTTGGCACGATACTTAATGTTGTTTGAGATGATAGTGAAATGTCCATCCGTTGTAGTTCCTGCGACACTTGTTGGTACGAACGTGTATAACACAATTGGGCGTCCATAAGATGCCCATTTGCTGATGTCAACGTAATAATCAACGTCCATCATGACGATGATGTGATTGTCGCGAATTGGGTCATTGGAAGACGGATGCATCAAGTCCTTACCCATAAAGACCTGGTGAAAACCGTCCTCCTCCTCGTCGCGAGATGATGCCGACACATAATACGGGTCGAAACCCGCAGTAGTGACCCAGCGCTTGATTGAATTAGCAGCTGAAGTCCGGTTAGCAGCACTCTCAGCGTGCGAGTGTCCGAGTGGTTTCTTCTTCACCTGGAATTCAAAGTCATTCTGAAACTGATTGCGTATACCTTCGTTGCACCGCGACCCGAAAACATTGACTACCATAGTTCGTACAATAGCCTTTTCGTCAGACCAGTCAGAGACTAGCCATCGCCGGTACGCTGCGCGAACAGCGTATCCAGTAGCCGCGACCGCCAAAGGGATAACAACGGTACGGACCGGGTTATTAGCGCAATCGCTCACAAGTTGCATCCAAAAACGAATTTTTGAAGAGCTATCCATTAGAGAAGCAGAGGTGTGAATGAGAATGATTTCGAAAACATGGCGCTACAGGACCCCGCTTGCTCAAGGCGGGTTGCAGAGCTTATGCCCTGCAGCGGGACAGTTTTACGTCATGTCTCCGGACGTTCTCCCCAGCTCAATCCAGAGGTGGTGGTGAATTGAGTGGGGAGTGTGGTTGGAACTTCGCGGTTCCGTTAATCACTGACATATTGGCTTGAAAGCTCGCGGCCAGACGCTCGATTTGTTTGTCGCGCTGGGAGGCGGGTTTAGGCTGTTTGCCAGTTGGCGTTGCTGTTGCGCATGTTCTTTCGCGCTGTCGCTTTTGATTACCAGAACCCCGACTTCCCCGCTTGCGACTTGGTCCAGCAGCTCCAGAAGTTGGGGTTGATTGACCCGTGCTTCCACTGGAGCGCTTAGATTGGTCGTCAAGTAGCCTTTTGACGTCACGTGCATTTGGTATGTCACGTTGTACGATTGGTTCGAGTACAGGCAAGACGGTAAAAGGGTCGTTGCCGGTGGTGAACAAGGCGGGGATGTCGATCTTAATTGGTTCATTGGGAATGAGTCCGCGGAGCTGCTCCAAATCTGTGCAGTCCCTGATTGTATTCTGCCAATCAACGATTGTAGCTGTGTCGAAACCAGTGGATTCAGCAATGCGCTGAAGTGGGAGGTGATGTCCGAGCGGGGCGCATGGCCAGCCTCCGGACTTGAATTCCCGCTTAACGCGTGCCCACCATGGCACGTCAATGATTCCATCGTTTGATTGTTTGTCGGTGAGTGTGACATCTTGATTCAAAGATAGTACTTTATGACACCAGTCAGAGATGATGGGAGTAGTGGGATCTAAATCCAAATATCCGCGTGCACGATTGACTAGAGCGTG